GGCAGATAACACTGCTGATAACTCATATGCTGGCGGCACTGGCTTCTATAGTGTTGACAGTGGGGCGAATTATGCGAATCTACCCTATGATTATTTCTTTGAAACCTGGGGCGAAGTAGGCGGCGGCGGTGGTGCAGCAGTTAACATGCTGCCAATCAATATTGCCGGTGCCTGGGCTTGGTAACATAATTAATCAATTACACTTGGAGAAATATCACATGTCTGATAGGGAAAAGGGCCAGGTTATCTGTAAGATAGTAACTAGGGATGGGGTAGTTTATGTTGATAGTGATAATATTCAACAGGCTACAGCGAAGTACATGGCCAGTACTGGAGCGGACCACATGTCATCGATTAGCCTAGTCGAGGCTAGTATTATATCATAATACAAGGAGTAACATGAAAGCACTTTATGTGATGATTAAACATAAGGCCATGTCACTTCATCTGGACCAACACCCACTGTCACTATGCCTGTTGGCTGTGACAGTGGGTGTTTCTATTTACAAATTAGTGAGGTGGCTACATGGCTAAAATGGATAAGCTGGCTGCTATCACTCCATATCTCGCTGACATCGGAAATAGTATGACAACTATGACGGTCGATGGCGTAGAAGTGGAGTGCTCCCACTACGAGAAATTAGCAAGACAGATGTGGAACTGGGCCATGGGTTGGGTGGAGGAACTACCAATCCTGGATGATGTTGGCGACCCCACGGGTCAAACAAAACGGATGCCACATCCCCCGGACAAAACTATTGCTAAAGACATCTACGCTCGTATGGAAGGCAAGCCAAAGATTACGGCTGAGACTCCTGATGACCATCGGAGTAAACCAGTGCCGTTGAACAAGAGGCTAAACACCCAGATCGTTTCACGTCTTAACAATAATTTTGGGGCAAAGACACATGAATCAAAAAGTGGACCAAGACCAAGACCTAGCTCTAGTGCGGTTACGGAAGTTAAAAGAGAGGAAGCCGATTCTAACAACCCCATTCCCGGTCCACCGAGGCTTGTGGGAATGCAAAAAGACAGGGCTGATCGTTCCAAAAGGCCCCATGGAAAACCTACAGTACCGCCTAGACTTAATGGATGCGGCGGAAAACGATGAAAAGCTGCAAGAAGAAGTTCTAGTTGCCTGTTCTGAGTCCTATCTGTACTGGATCAATTCATTTGCTTGGACATATCATCAGTTCGATGTTGACCCAGGCACAGGAGAGAAGATCGAAGCACTGTACCCGGACGTGCCATTCATCACATGGGACATCCAGGATGAAATGTTCGACCAACTAAACTGGCATGTATGCAATGGTAAAGATATCCTAATAAACAAGTCACGTGACATGGGTGCAAGCTGGTGTTGCTTGAGTTACATCCACTGGGAGTGGTTATTCCATCCAGGTGGTGAGTACCTTGAGATGTCACGTACCCGCAATTATGTTGATCAGTATGGCAACATGAAAGCACTACTTCCTAAGCACGACTACATCAACAAGTGGTTGCCGTATTGGATGCTACCACCTGGGGTTGAACCTGGTGGCAAGCATAGAAAATGTATGCACATGAAAAACATCCTCAATGGTTCGACCATTGATGGTGAGAGCACGACAGAGCATGCCGCATCAGGTGATAGACGTAGAATCATTTTGCTTGACGAGTTTGCCAAGGTCAAGTACGGCAAACAAATGAGGAACGCTACACGTGATGCTGCCCTCTGTCGTTTTATTAACAGTACTGTGGCTGGTCCTGGTACTGAATATTCCAAGATGAAGAACGCAGGGAAGACAACCATCTTCTCTCTCATGTATTGGGACCACCCTGAGAAAGGTGCTGGCCGATACACTAGGCAAGACCCACTTACCAAAAAGTGGGAGATCAGATCACCCTGGTTTGATCGTGAAGAACAAGAGCGTTCACGCACAGAACTGGCACAAGAAGTTCTAGCCCAAGACGTAGAGTCTGGCGATCTGTTTTTTGAGCTTAGCAACATCGAAACACATACAGCTCTATTTTGCTGTGATTCCATCCATCGACTGGATGTAGACTTTGCTCCTGGTGTCGCTGATGACACTATCAAGGACATCATTCGCACACGTGTACTTGGCAAAGTCCCACCGAAAGTAGTGGCGTCCAAACGCCCCAAGGGCAGGCTAAGGATCTGGGCCGAGCTTATAGATGGCAGGCTAGATCAGTCATTCACCTACACCATTGGATGTGACATCTCAAAGGGGCATGGGGCTTCCAACTCCGTCATCTCAATCCTATGTGATCAAACAAAGGAGAAGGTAGGCGAATGGAAAGATTCACATGTTCCCCCATTTATGATGGCACGTACCGCAGTAGCTATTGCTATGTGGGTTGGTGGCCAGCAGCCAAGATGTCTGCCGATGTTGATCTGGGAGAAGAATGGTCCTGGCAAAGACTTCGGAAAGCAAATGGTTGTGGTGTTTAACTACCCACATTACTACAGAACACCCAAGCGGGATGGTACTGCGTTTGATGGCATCAGCCTTAAGTATGGCTGGCAGTCCTCGAAGGATAATAAACGCTTACTGCTGAGGGAGTATGACCGTGCTATTGCATCTGGCAATATTATCAACCATTCATTATTTGCAATGAATGAGGCTAAAAACTATATCGAGTTTGGCAACCGGAGCATTGGACCGGCTGAACTCGTTGATGATGGTGAAGGAGCATTGGAGACACATGGCGACATTGTTATTGCTGATGCTCTATGTATCCTTGGAAGCAAGAAAGTGAAACGCAATCCTGGTGAGCACCCTATGGCCAATACCTGTCGCAGTGCAGCATGGCGTAAACAGAATGCCAGAAAGAAAAAGAGAAAACATGATTCGTGGCGAAGGCCATTTGATCATAGTTAGGAGTTACCATGACAGAAGTATTCCCAAGGCAACTGCAAATGGCAGTTAAGCAAGGGTTTGACCGACTGCGTGGGATGCGTAAAACACGAGCTATGTATGTGAAGCAGTATGCCGGACAGTACTACGTTGATAGTCAAGGGTTGACTGGTGCAGAACCATTGAACCTTATCCATCAAACAGTCAAGGCCACTGTTCCAACGCTCGTATCACAAAACCCCGTAACGAGAGTCACTTCCCCAATCGTTGATCTGAAGGACTATGCCTGGTTACTTGGCAAAGGTCTGGATGAGATCAATCGTATCGTGGATATGAAAGAGCTGATGCGATATGGTATAGTTGATGCTCTGTTTACAATGGGCATCTTCAAGACTGGTATCAGCTCCAGTGATGCTATCCTAGACTTCGGCAATGTTATGCTGGACAATGGGCAGATCTTTACAGAGAATGTGTCACTTGATGATTTTGTATTTGATACTGAATGCAAGTTCTTGAAGAAGGCGTCCTTCATGGGTGATGCACTACGTGTACCCCGCCAGCTGTTACTGGATGACAACAACTATGATCATGATGAGGTTATGAACCTACCAAGGTCTGGTCATGTTGATTCAGTGGACAAGCTGGAGATGCTATCTAAGAAAATGAGCGAAGGTGAGTTGGCAGAACTCGAAGACTTTGTCGATATTGTGACCCTGTGGGTTCCTGGGGCACAGCAGCTGGTTACTATGGCTGACCCCCGTGTACTGCTAACAGATAAGTTCCTAAGCATTCAAGATTATTATGGGCCACAGGCAGGGCCATACACATTCCTAACATTAAGCCAGCCTGTACCCGATAACCCTATGCCGATTGCACCGATTGGTGTGTGGTTTGATTTGCATTTGCTTGCTAACCGGACCATGAAGAAAACAATGGATCAAGTTGATGCAAGAAAGACATTGCTTGCTTATGATCCAGGACAGGCAGATCAAGTACAAGCTATGAAAGATGGCGAAGATGGTGACTTGATTGCTTGCAATCCAGAATCCATCAAGCCTGTCTCAATTGGTGGCGAACGTACAGAGGACAGCCTTGCAGTATTGGGGCAGGTTCAGTACTGGGCCAACTACATGGCTGGCAATCCAGATGCAGCCCAAGGCTCAAAGCCTAACACTGATGTGGCTACAGTGGCTAACATCATGCAGTCAAATGCATCTGTCGGCATTAATGATTCGATTGATAAGGTGTACCAGTGTGCCAAGGAAATCTCTGAGAAGCAAGCTTGGTACATGCACCACGATCCATGGATCAACGTGCCCGTAACACATCGAATGAATAGCGGTGAAGAGGTTCAACTGCACCTTACACCAGAGCAACGCAAAGGAGACTTTGAGTTCCTAGTATTTGATATCCAAGCCAAGTCTATGAAGGCACCCGACCCCATGATGCAAGCCAAGAAAGTACTTGAGTTCGCAACTAATGTCATGCCCGGTGTCACACAGGCGGCTATGGTGCTACAGCAATCAGGCGTCGAGTTCAATCCTACAGCTTGTCTTAAAGACATTGCGGCCCTAACTGGTGTTGGGGAGGATGTAAGCCACTGGTTCAATGATCCAGAGCGTGACAAGCGTATCATGATGATGATGCAAATGGGTGCTCAGCCAAGTGGCAAGGCCAACAGCGGGACTGGTAGCCTAGCAGGACAGGTTCAACCAGGTGGTGACAATATCAATGTCCCGTCCCAAGAGACTGAGCAGCGGCAAGACTCCCAACAGGGTTCAGCTGAGAGCCAGGAAAATAACCAGGGGGTGTACTAAATGTGTGAACCATGTTGTGAGGTGGATAAAGTGAAGAAAATAGACGGTTATGACAAATGGGATATTGAGAGTGCGGCTGAGTCCCTAACACGGGCTAAGGAAATCGTGGCCGACACAAAACTACATAGTCTGGCGATAGCACACATCGCCAATAAGATCGAGCAGGAACAGAAGGTATTGCAAGGAGAAAACGTCGAGGATAAAGTACGAAAGAAAATGAAGTCAACCTTCAATCAGAAAGGATAGCAATGCCTATCTATGTATTCAAATGCCCTGGATGTGAAGAGCGTGTCCAAGAGACATTGCCGATGTCACAATCTCAGGATGCACCCAATTGTGAACAATGTGGTCAGGTGACGCAACGTGACTATGGTTCAGAGCATGCACACACGGCACCGGATAGCTATGCACACACCAAGTGGTCCGACTCACTAGCTGTGTCAATTGATCAGATCGGGGAACACAGACGTGCATTCCCAGAGGTGAAGATTGATGCACAAGGACGACCTGGCTTTGACAGCTATCAGCAGCATGATGCATATCTGAAAAAGACAGGGTTTGTAAAACAACCCAACAAGCGTGGCAAACGCCATGCGACAAGAATCTCTTAACCTACCCCTGCTTAGCAGGCAGCTTAAAGGAATTTCATTATGGCAAACGAAGGAACCAGAACTGTACCCCTAGCCGAAGACGTGACAGAAGATCCAAAGAAACTGAATGCACTCGCATCCTCAGTCGGGGATAAATTTGCTGCTGTCTTCGGCTCCTCAAATCCAGATGACCCCAACTACGAAGAGGAACTCGAAGAAGAGGAACTCGAAGAAGAAGATGAGGGGACACTTGAAGAAGAACCTGAAGAGGCTGAGGAGGATGAATCTGAATCTGAAGAGGAAGTGGCTGAGGAAGAGCCAGCCCCAAAGGCCAAGGATGTAGCCAACCCCCTTGACATCCCTGACAATCTAGTCCGTGCAGCATTGCACAGTGAATGGACTATGGATGACATCAGGAAGATGTACAAGACTGATCCTGAGCTGACGCTCAAGACGTTGCAAAAGCAGTATGACGATAACAACAACGTGACGAGGTTATTCTCCGAAGCTGGAAGACGTGGGAAAAAGCCGCAAGGTCAACCTGATGCAGCCCCCGCAGTCCCCACCTCTGGACGTAAGAAACTCACGTTGAAGTTACCAACCGCCGAGGAGCTGAAACGCCAGTACCCAGACGATTCTCTTATCGATGATCAAGTCATCCCTATGCAGAACCAGATGATGGATATGGTGACAGTGATTAATGATCTTCAGGACCAGATCGGAAACAGCCAACTCAACCATGAGGTAGCTGTAAATGAAGTCACCCAGTCAGCTGATGACAGGGCGGCACAGACCGAGATCAATGCCTTCTTTGAAAACTCCACCATGGGTCAGTTTGCACCGATATATGGTGAGCGTAAGATGGGCCAGACCTGGGCAGCACTAACACCGGATCAAAGCAGAAACAGACGGGAAGTATGTGACCTGGCCGAGAATATCTTCTTAGGTGCTCAGGCGTATGGTCGTCCACTTTCAACTGAGGCTGCACTCCTCAAGGCACACCTAGTGACTACTGATGAATACCGCACCAAGATCATTCGTAATGACCTTGTTGCGAAGACGAAGAAACGAAGCAAGAGCATTCAGCTCAAACCTTCACAGGGTAAACGCACCAAGGTACAAGGTTCAGAAAGTGGAAAGCCGAAATCTGAAGCTGAATTTGAAGCCAAGGTGAGAAATAAAATGAAGAAAACTTTCGGCACGTAATGGAGATTTAATTATGGCAGTGAAAAACACAGAGTTGGCTGACCTTCTGGCAACCACCATTGAGGACTTGCCCAAGCAAGAATTCGAAGTCGGTTGGGATAACCCCGACTACGAATTCTGCCGGATCTACCAGAAAGAGCGTGTAGAGATCGACGGCGGAACTAAGATCGTGCGTAAGGTTATGCTGTCTAACACTGGCAACGCCCGCTATCGTAGACACTACGATACTGACGAACCCGCAGTGGCAGACGTGATGCAGACAATCGAAGTCCCTTGGGTACAACTTGGTACTCATTATAGTTGGGACACCCTCGAAATTCTGCGTAACAAGAGTACCGTCAAGGGCTTCATCAAGATGCTGTCCATTCGTAGAATCGATGGTCTCTGGGCTATGGCTGAGCTGGTCGAAGACCGTGCTTGGATGACACCTACAAATGCAAGTGATGATCTCTACCCATACGGAGTTCCTTACTACATCAACATGCTTGATGCTGATATTACAGCGGCTGGCTTTAGTGGCCAAACGATCCGCTATCAAGATGGTAGCACTGGTACTTCTTGTGCTGGTCTTGATGCAAGTACTAATGCAAAGTGGCGTAACTATGCAGCGTCTTATTCTGCGGTCAACAACGACTTGCTGAAGAAATTCCGTGTCGCTTTCATGCGTACCAAGTTCCGTGCTCCTCTGTTTGTAAACGATCCTTCCAAGAGTCGTTCCGCACAGAAGAGAATTTATGCCGGTTACAATACTGTGGCCGAACTGATGGACCTGGCTGATGCTAAGGATGATAACCACAGTGGCAAAGACGTGCTGGGTAACCTGCGTGTCGATGACAGTGGTTTGGTTATGATCAACCGTATCCCTGTTCAGTATATTCCTCAGCTTGATGGTGTCACTGACCCTGTCACGTCTGATGAGACTGATCCCATCTACTGCGTTAACTACGCAAAGTTCATCCCCTTCGTCCAGTCCGAGTATTGGATGGAAGAGACAGAACCTATGTATGATCGTAGCCAACATACGACTTACACGGTGTTCCTTGATGGCTGTCACAACAACCTGGTTACTAACCGGCGTGAAGCTGGTTTTGTTATCCACAAACCCATCACCAGCTAATCTGAAAAACTAAATCTGAGTAGATTAGTATTAGATTAGTAGTTCAATTAACCGAGCGATCTGGTCAACCCAGGTCGCTCAATTGGGGTCAAACCCCAGGAGGAATTTATGAGCGTAATCGCATACAAGGGCGAAAAGACAACCGAGAAGCGTGTTCGGTTCACCGCAGCTGCAACAGAGATCCTGAAGGCTGGGTATCCGTTCTGCTACAACCACGACTACGGCACCGCAGCTGATGAAGAGGGTCAACGAGCAATCTTCGTTGAGAAACCTGCTGCTGCAAACCTCGAACATTTTGCCGGTTGGCTGAAGGCCGAGGATGCTGGCAAGCGTGTTGTGTCCGGGGGGACTTACTTCCTGACCATCGTTGTGCCTCAATCCAGAGGACAGAAGATTCCTGTGTTTACGGACCTGAGTTGTACTATTAATAGCACGTTGCTCCACATCACCTCTGGTTCTTGGCTGCATAGTGATGAGGGTGTGCTGGTTGGAAAAGCCATGCAGACTATTGATCGTTCTACTACCAACGGAACTACCCTGGCTTTGCTCTATGGCCCGGATGTTGATATCAGTGGCGGAAGTGCCAGAAGCCGTACAGCGGTTCAGCTCCCCACCGCAGCTATCTGGGATAACATCCCTGTGGCCGAACTCCGAAAGAGCCCCTTCAATGGTTCTTTGCTTGAAGCCGATTTCACGCATGGCGAAGGTTTGCCGCTATCTCAGTATGTCTCTGCCACATACGCCGCATCTGCTGAGGGTATGACCAAGACCGAATATGTAAACATCAACGCTGGTGTAGAAGGTGCTCTCGATGCATTCACTACAACTGACAACCAGACTGTTGAACTGCAATGGCCCACACCAGTGACTGTTTCTGGTGGTAAGAAATGGGGCTTTGAGGTTCGTTTCAAACTGAGCCTGATCGATGACACAAAAGCGAAGATGGCACTTGGTCTTGCTAAGCCTGTTAGCTTGACTGGTGACTTCCTGACCGATGCTGGTGCTGTTGTTGACGGCGGTTTCGTCGGATTGCATTGGAAAGAGGCTGATGGTAATGCCATCGACTTTGTGTATGATGAAACTGCTCAGACACAAAACGAGCATGATGCTGATTACATCGTTCCTGTAGCCGCTGCTTACCGAACCTTTGGTATGTACTTTAATGGGACTACCATCCAGGGTTACGTTGATGGTGTGCTTACTGGCACGGCAATCGTGGCAGCTGATATCGCTGCTGCTGATTTCCCCACAGCTGAAGTGTTGGTCCCAACACTGGCTGTCAAGGGTGCAGCTGGTGATGATGTTACTGTATCTATCGACTGGATCAGAGTCGGCCAAGCTGCTGACTAATCCTAACAATAATCAAAGCTGTCACCCCTTCGGGGGTGATGGTTTTTATTTGAGGTGACATATGGCAGAACCTACAGGAGCACTGACGACAGAGGAGCTGTTGTTAAGAGTAGCTGAGAAGATGTCCATGGCATCCTATGACTCTAATGGATTAGAGTACGTCACCACTGACCAGTACCAGCTAAACACCTTTCTTCGCATTATCAATAACGGAATTAGAATGTTTATGAACACCCCACCTAAGCCATCAGGCAAGTGGAATTGGATGAAGAGAGATGCAACAGTCCTATTTGTCCCAGCTGGTGATGGAGGTGATAACATCGCGTCCGATGCTGCAAGGTATATGCTGGCTGTGGATTTCAATGGTCAGGTAGCCGGTGACATTAAGTATGTAGCCAGCACAGGGCATTCAACAAATATTGACTGGTGCCACCCAAGTGGGATCGACGACTTTAGAAGTCAAGCTATCTCGACTGGGTATCCCACCAGAGCAGCTTTAAAACCATACTCACCTACAGGCCCAAGCCTTGGAGCATCCCGCAGATGGGAGGTCATTTTTGATCCGCAGCCCAGTGCTGCCCACACAGTGACATTCCCATACATCGTGTATTTCGACAAGCTGGATGCAGTGACTGGAACAGCTACGGCTGGTGACGCCACCACACTAACGGCCACAGGAGTTAGTGCAAGATACCCTAATGATTACTTCAATGGGTGGACATGCAAAATCACATCAGGTACTGGTGAGTGTAGCTACGCTGTAGTAACAGATTACGTACAGAGTACAAACGTATGGACAGTCGGAGATTGGCTGGACATGGAGGGTGCTGGCGGAGGTACTGATCCTGGAGTTGGATCAACATTCTTGCTAACACCAGCATACAACACCCATCCAGCTGGCCATGCATATGATGATGTAATCTTCTCTGCATGCCTAGCACGTGTAGCTATGGAAGACGAGGACGCAATTTCAGATCAACACTGGATCGATGACTACAACAGTCGGGCATTGCCAGAGGCATACAAGCATGATGCTTTATCACAGCCACGAAAGCTGGGCAACATTCTTGATAGAACTAATCGCCACGTAAGACAGTGGTCAAACGTCACCTACAATGGTGCATAAGGAGAATTAACATGAGTGCAGGCAGAAGTAATATCGCTTGGCATCTGGACAACATGGTGCCCGCACCCGCTGGGGTAGCAGTTCCCCAAAATATCTTTAAATCGGAGGATGGTATCCTTCTGTGTTACGGCATCACAAGGCCAGTCGATGAAGCCACAGGATACGCACCCGGATGTATTTTCATTCACACCGATGGAACAGATGGCACCGCACTGTATGTAAACGAAAGCACAGTACTCTCTTGTGACTTCAATGCAATTACAGTTGCAGCTGCATAACACGAAAGGTATGTCCCCTGGCTAACAACCAGGGGACTTCTATTATGGCTGAACTTCTATTCCCACATGGCGGCTACCACAAAGGTGCAGCTGCCAGTACGCAACCACAAAACACTTCACCAGATCTGAACAATGTGCGGCCATTAGATAACCTCGACGATAGATACCGTGGAGGCCAGAGGCCGGGTCTGGACAGATGGTCCACTGTTGATTTATCTGAGGGCTTCGGTAGCCCTGTTGTTGCACTAACAACTGTAACTGTAGTGGAGGTGGTATAATGGCTATTAAAGGTCTTATGGTGGCTGGTCAGGTCGCATCCAGTAAAGGTTTCTGGTTGGTAGATTACGATAACGAAGCCTTTACCCTAACCCTGAATACATCTTATGCTGGCAAGACCCCACTTAGTTCACAAGGGGACGCAGTATGTGCCGGGCCATCTGGCACTTCGTTTGTGGCATCTGAAGATGTTGTGACATGCCTCAATACTGACTGGACAGTAAACACAGACTGGGCAACTAGTGGTGTGTATACCGTGTCAGGTAGGACTATCACATATCTGGTATATGACTCTGTCAACGAACAGGTCCTGATCTGTTCTAATCACGCCACGGGCATTACAGTTGTGGACGCAGTGACAGGCGTTAAGGCTTTTGACTACACGTCCTGTGACTATCTTTCCAAACCAGGCAGAGTACCCTGGCTAAATGCAGCAGGGACTGAGGCCGTGATCAGCACGACCCCAGGTGGTGGATCGTACCACGGCCTATATAGATTTGATATGTCCGATGGTACACAGACAGCCACACTAAAATACGCGATTAACCAGATGCATCTTAGGCCCACTATCAATGCAGCTGAAGACACACTGTGGTCCACGATTTTGAATGCTGGAACGTATAACCTATATGAGTTTACTCATCCAGCTTACGGCTACGTTAGCACTGTACAGACCTCTGGCGGCAACGTGATTGAGTCAGTGTTAAGTGCTGACGAGACCATGCTATTTACAGTGGCTACCACTGATGTCGGGGCCTATGATAACCTGACTAAGATTCGTGTGTCAGATAATGCAGTTATGGCTACATATGACTGCGGGCAGAACACGAATATTATTAAGAAGCTGAACGATGGTTCCTTGCTTGTGACATCTACCACAGCTGGAGCAGATGAAGATGGTGATACTCAGAACATTCGAATTTTCAATGAAAACCTTGTGAAGCTGGCGGGTGTTTATACAGGCGACCTAGGTGGGACCACACAGCTGATAGACATTGCTGAGTCCACCTATGTACCTCCAACCAACGTAACTCCTGGTGAGGGCATCTACTCTAAGAAGCTGGTGGCCGCATGTAGGAACAGGATTTGGTACGGTACAACACCGGCAGACATGGC